TTTCTACAAAAAAGCCCGAACTTGTAAAAAGTTGAGGGCTTTTTTGTTGGGGAAGGGTATTTTTGTTGATAGTTATTTTAAATAAATTAAACAGCGAGTACCAAATGCGAGAACGACAAAGGGCGGAGGAATTGAAAGAGGTAGCAGATAGAAACGGAGTGGGAGGATAAAAATGATTAAAGCTAAACTATTTGAGAGTAAGAAGATAGGCAGTAAATTTATGACCGCTGCTGAACAAGTGGAAGAATTTATTAATCACAATTCGATTGATAAGGTTATCAGCACTGTCAGAATTCAAGATGAACAATATGAGGAACATTCGTATCTCAAACAAACTTATGTCACCGAACTACTACTCATCTATCGCGAGGGTGACGAATGAACATAGCAAGTAGACTATCTGCATTAAAGTATATTGATATCAAAATCAAATCCAAACGGCAGGAGATTGAAAACCTCAAGTCTGCTATTTTAAAAGGGCAGGTATATTCTGATGAACCAAAGGGCAGTAAGCAAGGAAATGCCACGGAAGATTTAAATATTAAAATAATAGACGGGGCAGAAAAGATTCGTGCTGAGATTAACCAGCTCATGGAAGAACGCACGCGCCTTATTAATGCCATCGAGGATTTAGATGACCCGCTGGAGAATATCGTGTTGAGATTAATGTACGTTAATGGCTATTCGTGGCAAGAAACTAAGAGAGCATTAAACTATTCTCATGCGAGAATACAAAGAGCGAGAGCGAAAGCGATTGAACATTTAGTTATTAAAGATGAACCAACATTTAACAAATGATACACACGACCTGATAATATAGTATACAGAAAGAGATTCGTAAGGCAGCAGAGACGTTCGCAAGCCTAATTGTTTTGTCTCCTTATTTAGTACCAATGATCTGCAATAGCTTTGTGGATCTCTTTTGTTATTTTAAAAGGTGATAAT